AATACGTTGGTTGATACCCATACCTATTTTGTCCGCCAATGTAGATGCGTTGTGTTGTTTTCCACCTTTACCTTCAAAGGTCATCTTACATGGAACAGAACCAACTGAATCCCACAAGAACAACAAACTATAATCCAACTCACCTTTTTCTTGAGCGTCTAACAAGCTATTGATATAATCTGTAATCTGTTCAATATAATCAAAATTATTATTGAATATATAGAACCCATCCCAATCGAGTTCTCCTGTTTCTTCATCAACAACTTCTTCACATTGAAACCCCATCAGTTTGGCATGTTCGAAACTCCATTTCTGTTCAGTAATAATGAATACTGGTAGAATACCTTTCTTCTGTGCATCAACTGCAGTTTTTACCAATGCGGTAGTTTTACCAGTATCCGAATGACCTAAGAACATATTCAAATGTCCAACTGCGGGGCCAGGAAGTCCAACTGCATCCAAGAAGTCAGGCCCCAAATCAAAAAATCTTTGTGGTTTATATTTTGCAGAGGTTGAAAATTTTTTCTTCAGACTTTCGAAGTCATTCTTTTTAATTGCCATAATGTGAAGTAAAAATGAGCATAGGTAGTTGACCTATGCTCGTAAAGTTATTTAGAATGGTAAATCTGAATCAATGTCAGAATCCATTTGTGGATCTACGTATGAAGATTTTTTAGAACCTCCACCAAAACTTTCTTCGGAAACTGAGGAGTCACCATAAACGTAACCACCTTTTTCGTTATCCCACTTAGGTGTTTCTCCTCTTGCGATTGCTTCAAGGTATTCCACAGGTTTTTTGGAATATACATCAGTCCAACTCAATTCGTCATCAATCCAAGCTTTTGCTTGAGCTTTGTCAGAATGAACTGGAGCTGGATCATCATACATAATAGTTGATACAGTAGTATATTCTTTACCCTTAGGGGTTTTAGCCTTTGAAAGTTCAATAACCAAATCTCTACCATTGGTAGGGTCTGTAATATCTCCTTTGTTTCTCCAAATAGGGATGATCTTGTCTAAGATACCGTCGTTCTTATAGTTGTGTTTAAATCTCCAAAACTTTGGACCATCTTCTTCATGGTCTCTATCGATTAACTTCACAATATAAAACTTACGTGATTTATATTGTTTTGCTAATTCTTTGTCAGATTCTTTACCAGTTGACATCAACTCTTCATAAACCTCATTCAAAGGTGAACGTTCGTTGTCATTTTTTCCTGGATCGTAGAATTTCTGCCACTGACCTCCAACTTGGATTTCATGATACCACGCTTCTTTGAATGGTGATGATCCATCTGATGTAGGGAGAATTCTAACTCTTCTCTGTCCTGATTTTTCTTTGTCTCCTAAGATCAAAGCAAAATACTTTTTCATTCTTTCGTCTTGCGACATTCTTGATTGGGCCCCGCCCCCTTGTTGATTTTTTTCGTACTGTGCCAATACGGCGTCTAATGAACTCATAATTTTTAATTTAGATAGATAATATGTTTATATAATAATAGGTAATTGTGCGACTTTAGTCAAATAAAAAAGGTATCCGAAGATACCTTTAAAACATTGTAATAGATGGTTATCTAAAAGATGTTTTGTATGGATCTTGTTCTATAGAACCAGGTTGGAATGAATTTTTAATGTCATTAACATTTATATCAGTAACCTCGTCCGCAGTCAAAATATAATCATTTTTTCCTGTCTTTTCCATTTCTTCTTGCTTATCATCAAAAAATTGAGATAGTTTTTGATTGAAAGGATAAGAATCGTATGATCTCAATTCTAACTTCTCTTGTGGAGTTTTTTCTCTGTATTTTTCTATTTTGTTTTCCAAAGTATTCAACTTTGTCATGATCGTATCCATTTCACTTAGTTTTGATTGAAGATCACTTAGTTGACTGAATAGATTGTTAAAATATTCTTCCTGTTTTTTCTCGATATTTTTTTGTGAATCGACAAGTTCCGTAATGTCAAGTTCCTCAGATCCAGACTCTTCTTCTTCAGATTTTCCCTCATCATCAATTTTTTCTACTTCAGGATCTGATTCAACATCGATAGGTTGTGGAGTTTCAGGTGCTGGAAGTGGAGCTCCTTCCGGTGCGGGTGCTCCCGCCTCGGGAGCTGGTGCTGGTGGAGTCAACGCAGCCATACCAGGATCTGCAGGAACATCTCCAGCTTGTTCAATTATGTATTGATTTATTTTTCGATACCTTTGTATCTCACTTAAAATTTTTTTATCTAAACTCATTGTTTAACCATTTAATAATGTTTTTATCCCACCAGGAGTTTCGACTCTTACTTTTCTATTCACTGTGGTTTGGTGCCCAGCTCTTTCAATCAATCCGTCTCTTTCTCTAACTGTGTAACAAGCTCCAGTATCCAAGTCACATACTTCTTTGGTCCCGTCTCCATTATCAAGTTCAGAAAATCTAACAGATTTTCCAAGATAATTATCTAATGCCGATTTAATATTCATAGGAATGTTTTTTATATAAATATGTTGTTATGTTATAAAGTGAATGAATTACTTGTCGCAGTGAACGTACCATTGTTGTTTGCATTTACATAAACAACTGATAAAACAAGTCGTTCAGTAGAGTTGACATCAATCACGTTAGTATATTTTGTGTCTGAATTATTTGTTGTAGTTATGTTCAATGGAGTAGCTTGGTTAGCTGAAGTGGCAACAAAAACTTTAGATATCACACAAAGTGGACAATTGAACCTAAAAGTAACAAATCCCCCATCAGGTATTCTAATATTGTAATATAGTGGTCCTTGGAAGTTTGGTAATGAAACATCTGAACTTCTTTGAATAAATGATAATGACCCTTCTGGTTGTATGCCCGCTTCAGAAGATGGAACTATCATTCGGAACCTAACAGATTTAGTATCATCTTTTGGATTTTTCTCTCTATTTTCAGGTCTAGCTCTCAATTTGATAGATGTTACAATTTCCAATCTTTTTCCTTTTTCCATTTCAAGTATCGGATTGAACTCCGCGTCAATGAACTGATCTCTAGTAATCGAAAAAGTTTGCCCATCAGAGGATACAAATCCCAAAAGGTATGAAGAATCCGAACTTTCTATACGAGTTCGAGTGACCGTGTTATTTGGTCCAACTTCAATAGAATCTAAGGTATAACTATACTCTACTTGAGGGTCTATTTTCCACGGTCCATTTACATAATCATTTTGATCAATTTTTACAGTCAAAATTTCAGTACCCAATTCATTGTCAATTTTTTCGGAAACAAACATAGGTGGGTTTACCATCGTTTCTTGAAGATTCGCACTTGATCCAGCGGCTTCTTGTTGAGGGACTGAAACAACTTCAGTAATTGCAGTATTTTCATATCCTCCTGGAGAAGATGTGGAAACATTTATCAATGCTGGATTGAAGGTAAAATTCAATGGAGTTTCTGAAACTCCCGAATCGGTAGTAATGACAATCTTACCTTGTACAATATTTTGTCCTGAGGGTATAATGATGTCAGGTAAAGTGAATCTTAGAGTTTGTGGATTGTACACTCTCAACGTACTAAGATTAACCGCTTGACCCGCAACAGTTATCGATTTGATTGATTCAAAGTTTGTTCCGTTAAGTTGAATAATTGTACCTATATAACCAGCACTCGGTGAGAATGATTTGATTGTTGGTGGTGGGCATCCCACAACAGGACTTGGAGTTGGAGTGACATTTGGTGCCGTTGAGTTATTTGTGTCTTTCTTGATGTCTTCTTTCAATTTCTTTGATCCATCAGCGTTGATTAGTCCAACACGAACTGCAGACGCTAGCGCTTCAAAAAATGTCTGTTCAGTCTGAGCGAATCTAGATTTGTTTTGTTCGTAGTAATCCACGTCTATGTTTGTTTGTGGCCAAAAACAAACATAGTATTTTGCCAATCCCATGTTTGGTTGTAAAATTTGGCCTACCCTTCCTCTCAGTCGTGATGCCATGAATCTAACATAATCATCCAAAGAACTGAAATGAGCAATAGGTAAGGAAGTACTCTTAGAATCAGTTGTTTTAACATTTATACAACTGTAGGTTTTTGGTAATAATGATATCTGACCTGAATAATTTACATCCAAAGCTAAAGTAGCTAAGTTATTATTCCAACCGTAAAACTTACCCAACTTCGTATTCGAATCTGTTTGAAAAGTTCTGATATAAGAAATACAATAGATGATTGTTTGTAACTGTTCATTGTTAGGTACAATTCTCTTCAATG